CTATATGTATAGACTCAAACTTTAACTAGAAAGTCAAGCGTTTTATGATGGAAATCCCAAAAACACAACAGCAGATTGACTTCTGTAATTTCCTTATCCAAGGGCTGAATCAGCGTGAAGCTGCTACGGCTGCTGGATATAGCGAAGCTACAGCCCATGTAAAGGGCAGTCAGTTGTTCAAGCAGTTCCAAGATTACATCATCACAGAGACTGCTGATATGCTCAAGACGGGTGGGGCTGAAGCCTACCAAGTGATGCTTGAGTTGATGCGTAGAGCTAAACAGGATGCTGTACGTCTGAAGGCTGCTACGGCTGTTCTGGACTATGGTGGCTATAAGCCTGTAGAGAAGATTGATATGACTGTTGACCAGAAGAGTGATGAAGAGTTGGATGGTCAATTGGCTACATTGCTTACAAAGGCTGGCTTGTCTAAAGGTCAGACGCTTCAGTGAGTGGGCTGACAGTTGCGGAGAAGGAGCAGTTGATTGCTCTTCTCAAAGAGAAAGAGGATAGGATTAGGTTCAATAGGCTGAACACCTTTGAGCCTTATGGCTATCAGATGAAGTATATCAATGCTTCTGGTAAGTTCACTACACGTTTCATGCAAGCTGGTAATCGTGTGGGTAAGTCAGAAGCTGCTGCATACGAAGCTGCTATACACGCCCTAGGGGATTACCCTGATTGGTGGGAGGGGCGTAGGTTTGACACCCCTGTACGCATCTTGTGTGCGGGTGTCTCTAACACAACAGTTAGGGACATTATGCAATCCAAGCTGATAGGCGAGCCTACAGACAGGGACGGATGGGGCAGCGGGATGATTCCTAAAGCCCGATTGGGAGTGACAGCTAGGAAGGCTGGTATTCCAGATGCACTATCCTCTGTATTGGTAAAGCATAAGAGTGGGGGCTGGAGTAAGATAACCTTCACCTCTTACGAGTCTGGCAAAGAGAGTTTTATGGGTACGTCCATGCACTACGTCAATCTAGACGAAGAGCCTCCGATGGACATCTTCTCTCAAGCTGTCCGAGCCATTGTAGACACTAACGGCATCATCTCTATTACAGCTACTCCAGAGAATGGTGTTACAGAGTTGATACGCTCGTTTATGAATGGGGATAAGGCAGGGCAGTATCTCCAGAATGTAACGTGGAATGATTGTCCTCATCTAACACCGGAAGTACAGGAAGCCATGTTGGAGCAGTTAGCTCCCCATGAGCGCGAGATGCGTAGTAAGGGTATCCCTGTGCTTGGTAGTGGTCTTATCTACCCTGTAAATGTAGACAGCCTCACTTGTGAGCCTTTTGATGTCCCTGACCATTGGCTACGCATTGCTGCTATCGATTTTGGCTATACCCACCCCGCTGCTTGGGCAAGCGTGGTTTGGGACAGAGAAGAAGATGTAGTGTATGTCGTAGATTGCCTAAAGATGGAAAAGACAACTCCAGACGCACAGGTACACCAGATTCGGCAAAGGGGCGGGAAGGCAATACCAACCGCTTGGCCCGCAGATGGAGAAACTGCTGAAAAAGGTACGGGTATATCGTTGAGGCAACAGTACGAAGGGCTTTATCTCTTGCCTGAACCTTTTACTAACCCTGCTGACCCTGTAACTGGTAAGACAAGCCGTAGCGTTGAAGCTGGAATCATGCACATCTTGGAAAGAATGAAATCTGGTAGATTCAAGATATTCCAGCATCTTGAGGAACTTCTCCAAGAGCTTCGGATGTACCATAGGAAGGACGGTAAAATTGTCAAGAGTTTCGATGATGCCGTAGATGCTATGAGATATGCCGTAATGTCATTACAACACGGTGAGACTGTTAAACATAGCTTCAAGGCTTACATACCTTCAGAGCATGAGGGTTCATATCAGGACGCAGAGGTTTCATATTGAACAAAGTCTGTGCAAGGTGCAAGGTTGCAAAGGATACGTCCGAGTTCAACAAAAAATCTTCGGCTAAAGACGGGTTGTCACATTACTGCAAACCGTGTAACAAAGAGTTTTCTTCTGCTTGGAGAAAAGATAATATAGAGTATGCTCGTAGTAAAGAGAACGAATATTCTGCACTTAATAGAGAGAAGAAAAGAGTGCAATCTAAAGAGTGGAGAACTAATAATCTCCAGAAGAGCAGAGAAGGTTCTTTACGTTGGGCGCGGGAGAATAAGGGCGTTAAACTGGCCGCTAATGCCGCCAGAGAAAAACACATAAAGATTAGGACACCTAAGTGGGCTAATATCCAAGCAATTAAAGATATTTATGAACTGGCTGTTTTTGTATCTGAAGAGATGGGTGAAGCATACCACGTTGACCATGTAATCCCACTGAGGGGTAAGTTAGTAAGCGGGTTACACATCGAAACTAATTTGCAGATAATAAAAGCTGTGGATAACCTTTCAAAGAATAACAAGTTTGAAATTAAGGAGTAGCACAATGGAAATGAAGAACGCTTTTATGGAATCTGAGTCTGAAGATATGGACAAGGAAGATAAGAAAGAAGAGATGGGCGTTACCCTTGTGTTCTCTAAAAAGGATGCCAAGAAGGTGATGGACTATTGCGATAAGCAAGGCATCATGGTCGATGAGGATATGGAATGAAGGATGAAGCAGACTATCTGAGCGAAGCTCAAACGATGTGGGACAGTAGTTCCGCATTGTATGACCTTTGGGAAGCTCGTTGGGGTAAGAATGAGATGCTTGTCAATAGCAAGCACATCACTCCTCGTAAGGCTGGACAGTCTAATCTGTTCATTCCCAAGATTGAAACATTCGTTCAGAGTAAAATGTCTGACCACGCCTCTGCCTTTGGTGGGGATGACCCTGTAGCT